CCTCGGTGAAGGTGCTTCCCTTCCGGCCGGTGTGCTGGATGAGTCCAGCCGGCGTACAGCCTCCACCCAACCCTGGCATCCATGACCTGTGGCTAGAGGGTGAAGAGGCTTGGCTGTGGGATGGTGTGTGCTGGCTTCCCTACCGTGAAAGGCAAGGCGCTTGAACAGCTTGGCCTCCCTGCTCGACTGCTCTACCAGGCAAGAGCTACAGGACTGTTGGCTCAGCCTCACTGAGGAGGAGCGTAGAGAGCTACGGTCTAGCTCACTGCTGGCTAGCCATGCATGGGGCGTGCTCAAGCGCAGCCCGAGCCCGAGGTCGCGACACCGAGAGCAGGCAGCATGATCGTCCACTCACTCACGCTAGTCATGATCAACGGTGATGAGTACACGCGCCATAACCTCACAACGGAAGCGCTCGACAGCATCCGTAGCCAGCTAGGGAACGCGGACACTTGGTTGCTCAGGATGGAGGAGCACCTACAGGCCGGCGAGCAGACTCGCCTAGTGTTCGTAGACAAGGTCGTCAGCGTGGAGATCGTCAGCTACGAGGTCGATGATGACCCTGGGGACTTGCCCTCCCCGGTGGGGGCGTCCGATTGACCACCGCCCAGCCTCGCGCGGCCGCGGACGGATAAATCGGATTCCGTGGGGGGTCGAACTTCCAAGCCTCTAGCCGGTTTGGTTGGATGCTGGGGTGCTGATCCCTACCAGGGTTGGAAGTAGGCTAGGCAGTCCGGGAGGGCACCGGCCAGAGGTCGACGGGCTGACGACGGCGCGGCCCCTCCCGGTAACCGTGGGGCGCTACCGCTAGGGTTATCTCCATGCAGGAGGACACCCGATACGGGCAACTGAACATCCGCTACGCCTTCTGGCCGGTCCAGATCGCTCGCTTCCTTTCTCTGCTACCGACCGCGGTCCGTGAGACGTGGTACGAGAGTCACGGCCGGATGTGCTCGCGAGCGTGCACCGACCACCACCAGTACGATCGCTATTGCCTGCTAGGCACATCGATCAAGCCCTGGGGCGGTCACGAGTTCCTACGCGGAGAAGGGAAAGTAAGTGACTGACTACCGGCCGGCCGTAGCGCGGCTACCCGAGGGTGGAATGACCGGTATCCAGCTACTCTGCCTGGACTGTGGCGCCGCGGTGGCCGACACCGGCCGTCACGATGACTTCCACGCCGAGTTAGCGCGATTGGGTGTCGTGTTCGGCAAGGGCCAGGTCCGAGCGCCACGCAAGAAGGCATCCTGACGTGTGGGGCGATGACCTACCCTCGATCGACTCCCTGAACATCCCGGCCGGCCGGATCGTGGACGAGGGTGATGAGGCGTGGGCCGTCCGCGTGATGCTGACGCCGGACCAGTGGTCGGTCGTGAGCCAGGCTCTGGTCAAGCTTCGGATCGACGCCGGCGAGGGACCCGATATGACGGACGGCCGAGCGCTGGAGCTTATGGCCGCTGACTACCTGGCGGGTCCGTGACGCGGCTGGGTGAGTGGCTGGATCGCGATCGCCTTACCAACCATGCAGCCTGGCGCACGAGAGCGGCCTGGAGTGCGATCCTGCTGAGCGTGGCCGTGGTCGTGCTCGTACTCGTGATCGCTTACCTGGCAGGGCCGTAGTGAACAAGGGAAAGCGTCGCAAGCTCGCGGCGAACTTCTACCCTGGATGGGCCTATCGGTTCGCGCCGACCGTGTACATCATCGGGCCGAGCGTGTTCGTGGTGCCTCGGCCGATGCGCCGGACGTTCCGCGTGGTCGATCTGTCCGGCTGGCAGGAGCTTGGGTACACGACCGATGAGTGACGTACAGCTAGCAGAGGTCCTACTTCGGATGGGACTTCGGCTGGAGCCCTGGCAGCGCCGATACCTACGCCTGCTACTAGATGCGAGAGGAGTTGATCATGGGAGACCGCGGTAAGGCACCGACCCCTACCAAGCTACGGCTTCTGCATGGCGAGACCCGGCCGAGCCGGATCAACTACAACGAGCCTCAGCCGGCGAGCATGGAGCCCGAGTGCCCTGACTACTTCACGCCGGACGCGCGTGAGGTCTGGGATCGCGTGGTGATCCAGCTACGCGCGATGGATCTCCTGGCCGCGGCGGATCAGGACATGCTTGCGGCCTACTGCCAGGCCGTGGCCAAGTACCAGAAGGCTGTCCGCATGATCGATGCCTCGGATCTCTTGCTCCGTGGGCGAGACGGCAACGCCGTGACCAATCCGGCCTACCGGATGATGCGCGACCTCGCCGGCTCGATTCGCGTACTGGGCAACGAGTTCGGCTTCTCGCCGGCCGCGCGCGTCGGGCTGACCACCAAGGACAAGCCGAGCCTGTCGGCCGGCGCTGAGAGGCTTCTGTCTTGACCGTGGATCAGGTAGCGCTCGTCCCGATCGATGACTTGGTGGAGTATCCCGGCAACGCGCGCCGCGGCGATCTCGATGTCATCGCGGAGTCGATCAAGACCAACGGCTTCTACGGCGTGGTGGTCCGGCAGCGCTCCACTGGCTACGTGCTCGCCGGCAACCACCGCTTCAAGGCAGCCAAGCTCGCCGGCCTGGAGAGCGTCCCGGTGCAGGACGTGGACGTGGATGATGCGACCGCGCGCCGGATCAACCTCGTAGACAACCGCTCCAATCAGCTAGCCGGCTACGACACTGTGGCGCTGTCGGAGCTTCTGTCGCTGGCGATAGACGAGGGATCGCTTGTCGGTACTGGCTTCACCGAGGAGGACTACGCCGACACGCTGGTCGACGCCGAGGCCTTGTTTGCTAGCTCGACCGACTACGGCCAGGACGGCCAGGGCGAGTTCCGCAAGGACGGCTCGCGGGGCGTCGCCGGCCGGCGCCAGATCGTGCTCGACCTAGAGCTTGATCGCTTCGCCTGGCTCCTCGACGCGCTCACGGAGATCGGCTCGCGGGAAGGTCTATCGAACAACAGAGATGTCGTGGTCCGACTGGCCGAGCGCTACCTGGGTACGAAGGCGCCGGAAGCGAGCATGGGCGATGAGTGAGACCGTTCTCCGCGTCGATCGAGTGATCCGGCCGGACGAGGCCACCGCGATCGTCGGGACGCACGTCGGGCACGAGCTAGAGCCGACGTTGACGTCACCGCGGGACGGGGATCGGATTCGCCTAGTGGAGAAGGGCGAGACGGTCGCTCTGATCACGCGGCTCCCGGTGGCCGTCAAGGCTCGCTTGCGTGCAACGATCCTGGCGATCAACTACAGCAAGGGTGGCGTCGCTCGGCACAACATGACGACGGCCGGCGTGACCTTTGGCTACTCGCCGGCCAAGATCATGGCTCGCCAGGAGGGCTGCCGGGTCGGTGCGTTCGCGCGCGACAACCCTAGCCAGGAAGCGGTTCTGGAGGATCTGGCTCGCTACCTCACGGTCGAGTTCGATGAGCTTTACCCCCAACAGGCTCAGCGCGACCGGGACCGGATCGGGAAGTCGATCTTGGACGAGTGGCGCATGGAAGAGTCCTTGTGGACTAGCGGGATCATCAACAAGGCCAACGTGCTGCCGTATCACCGTGACGGGAACAACCTCGATACGTGGTCCGCGATGCCGACGCTCCGCTACGGGATGGCCGGTGGCTACCTCCATCTCCCTGAGTACAACGTCGTCTTCCCTTGTGGAGATGGCGATGTGACGTGGTTCTACGGCCGCGGCCTCGTGCACGGCGTCACGCCGCTCACCAAGCGCCGGCCGGATGGCTACCGATTCTCGATCGTCTACTACGCGCTCAAGGGCATGGTGGATTGCCTGACCTACGCGGAGGAGACGGTACGAGTGGCCGAGCGGCGCACCGAGCGCGAGCGCGCCGAGGCCGAGAAGATCCGCGCTCGCGCGATACCTGGGTGATCGATGGCTCGCCGGCTCCCGGTATGCGGACGAGTGCTGGACGAGATCACTTGCCAGGAACGCGGCGACCACTTCTGCGTACCGCGCGCCGATCACGCGGAGAAATTCTTCGCGGAGATCTTGGTACACACCAAGGGGATCTACGCGCGCCGCAAGTTCATCCTGGCCGACTGGCAGCGCGACGACCTGATCCGGCCGATCTTCGGCAAAGTCCGCTGGGATGCCGAGTACGGCCTGTACGTCCGCTCCACGCGCATCGTCTGGATCGAGCTAGCTAGAAAGCAAGGGAAGTCGGAGATGCTGGCCGGCATCGCGCTCTACATGCTCTGCGCAGACGGCGAGGAGGGCGCGGAGATCTACGGCGCGGCCAAGGACCGGGACCAGGCACGCAAGGTCTTCGACGTGGCGAAGCGGATGGTGGAGCTATCTCCTTTGCTCTCTAGCCGGCTGACGATCATGTCGGCCAACAAGCGGATCGTGGACAACAAGACCGCGAGCTACTACGAGATCATCGCGGCCGACGCTGGCGGCAACCTCGGGCACAACCCTCACGCCGTGGTCTTTGACGAGTCGCTGACTCAGCCGGACGGCGAGTTGTGGGACGCGCTACGTACCGCGATGGGCACGCGCACCCAGCCGCTCATGGTCGCGGCCACCACGCCGGGGGACGACCCGGCCAGTTGGTGCGGGACCATGCACGACACGATGGTCAAGAATGCCGAGGACCCGCGGCGCGAGCCTCACGTACTTCCCTACCTCCGTAACACTCCCGACGATGCCGACCCGTTCGACGAGTCCCACTGGGCCTGGGCCAACCCAGCGCTCGGCCAGTTCCTTAGCCTGCAAGCACTTCGGGACGAGGCCACCGAGGCCAGGAACGACCCGCTCAAGGAGAACAGCTTCCGGCAGTACCGGCTCGCTCAGTGGGTGCGCCAGAGCTTCCGCTGGATGCCTATGCACCAGTGGGATTCGCTCTCGGGCGACCTCTGGCTCCATCCCGATCACGGCCGCTCTGCCTTTCTCGGTACGACGGTCTGGGCCGGCCTCGACCTCGCGGCCAAGTTCGACCTCACGGCCTGGGCCATGATCATCCCCGATGGCGACGAGTTCCATGCGCTCTGGCGGTTCTGGATGCCTGAGGAAGCGCTAGTGGAGCTAGACAAGCATCAGGACGGGAAGTGGACCCGGTGGGCACAGGACGGCTGGCTCACGGTCACCGAGGGCAACGTCGTGGACTACGCCAGGATCTACGACGACATCGAGAAGGACAGCCAGGACTTCTTCATCTCCGCGATCGACGCGGACCAGTGGTCGATGGCGCCGGTAATCCAAGAAATCCAGAACCGTACCGGGCTAGAGGAGATCGTGGCCTACGCCAACACGTACGCCAGGATGACGCCAGGCCTCAACGAGGTCATGGCGATGGTGAAGGCCGGCACGCTGCGACATCACGGCAACCCAGTCGCTCGCGCGTGTTTCGACTCGGCCGAGGTGCGCAAGGCACCGTACGACTCGGAGTTGATCAGGATCAGCAAGCCCGAGCGTGGACCCAAGGACAACCGCGTGGACGGCGTACCGGCACTGGCGATGGCAGCCGCGGCCTGGCGCCGCACCGTGGGAGAGGACAGCGGGGGCGGATGGATGATCAGCCTATGAAGCAAGGGAGGTCGGTATGAGTGCGGAAGTCATGAAGCGGCTCGCGGCCGATCTCCAATCGCGGCGCAACGGGCAGCTACGGCCGAGCGGCCAGCAGGCCTACGGCTACAACGTGCTGGACGACTACTTCTCTGGCAATCAGCAGCTTGGCTTCCTGCATCCCGAGGTCCGTGCTCAGGTAGAGGATCGCCTGGAGTCACTGTCGATCAACTGGGCCAGGGTGATCATCGGCAGCATCGAGGAACGCCTGGACGTGCGCGGGTTCCGCATCGGCAGCGAGACCGAAGTTGATCAAGAGGTCTGGGATATGTACCTGGCCAACGGCCTGGATACGTGGTCTCAGCTAGGGCATACCGACGCCATGAAGCATGGCCGCGCGTTCGGCCTGGCCTGGGCCGACGAGGACGCGCCGGACGAACCGCGGATGACGATCGAGTCAGCCTCGCAGATGACTGTGCTCTACAAGCCAGGGACCACCAAGATCCTCTACGGCGCAAAGGTCTACAAGGACCCAGACGCCGACAGCGCCACCTCTTCGGCGCAGATCGGATGGCTCTACGGGCCGGACTCCGTACAGAAATACCGAGGCTCGCTCCTCGGCGGAACCGGCTCCAACGCCTGGCAACTGCTGGACGAGCTACCCAACCCACTCGGCGCGGTACCGATCGTTCCGTTCATCAACCGGCCCAAGCTCACTGACCTCGCCGGCGAGTCGGAGTTGACCGACGTGATCCCGCTGCTCAATGCGATCAACAAGCTAGCTACGGACATGATGGTCTCCAGCGAGTACCACGCGATGCCACGCCGCTACGCGACCGGGATGGAGATCCCGCGCGAGGCTCGGGCCAACGAGAAGATCCGTAACGAGGTACGGAAGCAGTGGGACGAGGCCTTGAAGGGCCGGACCCTGATCGGTGGCAAAGAGGTCAAGTTCGGCCACTTTCCCGAGGCCACATTGGACAACTTCATCAACGCGATCAAGCTCCTCGTCTCCCAGATCGCCGCGCTCGCCGGCCTGCCTCCGCACTACCTCGGCCTGTCCACCGACAACCCGGCCTCCGCTGACGCGATCCGCTCGGCTGAGGCTTCCCTTATCCGCAAGGCACTCCGTAAGCAGGGCTCCTTCGG